TAGCTCGACTGTAGCAATCCGTAAACAATGGATTACGTTCAGAGTAGAACACTGACTACGCCGTGAAGAAAGCTGTTACGGATCAACAACTTAGGTGGCTTTGCTACTCCCGCTACACATTTTGGCCTCCGCTACAGATTGTACGGAACTACTCAATTCCCTATTCTCTATCCTCTCTATTATCTATTCTTCTTCTTCTTCTTCTTCTATAGAAAAGTAAGAATAATATGTAGTATCTGTAGAAAGTCTTATAAATCAACAACTTAGCTCGCTACACATTGCCGCTACACAGGCTATGGTGCCGCAGTTGTGTAGCGCCATAAAGGTGGGTGTACAAAGAACTCCACACGTGGTAAGACGGTTTACGCCAGAGGTGAAACGGTTTACGATCCACCCCAACATGTGAAACGCATTCAAATATTCTTTGTGGAGTCAGATTATGGCAGTTGGTGGAGCAAGAGCAGGTGCAGGGCGTCCGAAAGGAACGCTTGCAAAGGTCACGGCCAAGGCCCGTGAAGCTGCCGCTGAGACCGGATTACTTCCACATGAGTGGTTGTTGAAAGTCAGTCGCGGTGAAAGCATTAAGCAGAAGCGCTGGGTCATCAAGTATGACGCCAAGGGCAACGAGAAGAGCCGTGACCTCATTGAGGAAGATGTGTATGCTGACTTCCCCACACGCATTGATGCTGCGAAAGCTGCTTCCCCATACTACGCACCTCGCCTTGCAGTGCAAACAGTCTCAGTGACTGGCAACTCTGACGCCGTGTCTGAGACCTTGAAGGCCATTGCGGAGAAACTTCCAGTATGATCGACCTCTCCCATCAGAAGGACATGGAGCGGTGGTACCCACTGACTGAGCACTCCGTGCAGACTGCCCTGGTCAATGACAAGGTGCGGTTCAAGGTGGTCCCAGCAGGCCGGCGCTCAGGCAAGACTGAACGGGCCAAACGCTTTGTTGTACGTGAGGCCATGAGAGAACCAGGTCCTTACTTCGTTGCTGCTCCTACCCGGGACCAAGTCAAGCGAATCTATTGGCAAGACCTTAAGCGACTCTGCTTCACCTCAGTCCTTGGCGACCGCAGTGTCAGTGAGTCCGAACTTCAAATCCGTCTGCCCAACGGCAGCACGATCAGTCTCATCGGCCTTGACCAACCTCAGCGCATGGAAGGTGTGCTCTGGATCGGAGGCGTCATCGATGAGATTGCCGACGTGCGCGAAGGAGCATGGCAGGAGAACATCAGTCCTGCGCTAGATACCTTCAATCCGCTGAAGCCTGACTACCGTCCATGGTGCTGGCTGATCGGGGTTCCTGACGGTCTGAACCATTACTTCGAGATGGCTGAGTACGCACGGACCGGCAGCGATCCTGACTGGAAGCTGTACACGTGGAAGAGCGCAGACATCCTGCCCAAGGACGTGATCGATGCCGCCAAGCGCCGCATGTCGCCCCGTCAGTATCGGCAGGAGTATGAGGCCAGCTTCGAGACAGCATCAGGCCGTGTGTATGAGGACTACAGCCCTGACAACTACACGAACGAGGTCGTCAAGCCCAATGAGCAACTGATGTGGCACCACGACTTCAACTTCACGCCCATGAGCTCAGGTGTTGGTGTGCGTCGTGGCAATGACTTCTACATCCTCGATGAGATTGTCCTCCAGTCCGCAGTGGCCAGGCAGTCTGCCCTTGAGTTCGTTGAGAAGTACAAGAACCACCAGAACCGCAGTGTGATCATCTACGGTGACCCTGCAGGACGCGCCGGTGAGAAGCATGGACACGCGTCAGACTACACTGAGATGGAACAGGTGCTGCGCGCCAACAACTGGGTGGTGACTCGCAAGGTGAAGAACGCGGCGCCGGCCATCAAGGACAGGCAGAACGCCGTACGCGCCAAGATCAAGAACGCCAAGGGCGAAGTCAGCCTGTTCGTGAACATTGAGAAGGCCAAGTACGTTCACAAAGGCTTTGCCACTGTTCAGATCAAGAAGGGCAGCACCTTCCTCGAGGAGGACAGTGAGTACCAACACATCACAACGGCCGTTGGCTATTGTGTAGACCACGAATGGCCGATCAACTTCAAGAAGGACGTCAAGGTCGAGCCGATCGCGTCCATCAACCACTTCAACCGATAAGGAACCACCATGGCCCGACCAACCAAAGAGCAACGACTTGCTGCCATCCACCAGGAGGCGCTTGCAGAGTTTGACAACATCCAATCTGCCATGCGTGACGAGCGACTGCAGTGCCTCCAAGACCGACGCTTCTACTCGATCGCAGGTGCTCAGTGGGAAGGCCCATTGGGTGAGCAGTTTGAGAACAAGCCCAAGTTCGAGGTCAACAAGATCCACTTGGCCGTCATTCGTATCATCAACGAATACCGCAACAACCGCATCACCGTCGACTTCGTGAGCAAGGAAGGCAAGGAGTACGACAAGCTGGCTGACACGTGCGACGGTCTGTACCGCGCTGATGAGCAAGACAGTGGTGCTGAGGAAGCTTATGACAATGCCTTTTAGGAAGGTGTGTCAGGTGGCTTTGGTGCATGGCGTCTGCGCACTGTGTACGAGAATGAAGAGGACGAGGAAGACGAGAAGCAGCGGATCCGCATTGAGCCGATCTTCGATGCTGACTCGTCTGTATTCTTCGACCTGAACGCCAAGCGCCAAGACAAGGCTGACGCCAAGCGCTGCTTCGTCATCACGTCCATGACGCGCCAAGCCTACAAGGATGAGTGGGGCGATGATCCTGCTTCGTGGCCGAAGGAAGTCCATCAGTACGAGTTCGACTGGTTGACGCCTGACGTCGTCTTCGTGGCTGAGTACTACCGTGTCGAAGAGACCCGTGAGACTGTCTACGTCTGGGAGACCATTGACGGCGAGGAGGAGCGTTACAAGGACGCAGACTTCGAGGCTGATGAGACCTTGGAGGAACGCCTGATGGCAGTCGGTAGCCGTGAGGTTCGCCAGAAGAACATCAAGCGCCGCCGTGTCCGCAAGTACATCCTGTCAGGCGCCAAGATCCTTGAGGACTGCGGCTTCATCGCCGGCAAGTGCATCCCCATCGTGCCCATGTACGGCAAGCGCTGGTTCGTTGACAACGTGGAACGCTGCATGGGTCATGTCCGCTTGGCCAAGGATGCTCAGCGCTTGAAGAACATGCAACTGTCGAAGCTCGGTGAAATCAGCGCCTTGTCCTCAGTTGAGAAGCCGATCCTGACGCCTGAGCAGGTTGCTGGCCACCAGATGATGTGGGCTGACGACAACATCAAGAACTTCCCCTACCTGCTGGTTAACCCCATCACCGACGCCAATGGCAACCAAGCCATCTCAGGTCCGATCGGTTACACCAAGCCGCCTCAGATCCCTCAGGCCTTGGCTGCCTTGCTGCAAATCACCGAGCAAGACATGCAAGACCTGCTTGGCAACCAGCAGGCCGGTGAAGAACTGCAACCCAACATCAGCGGCAAAGCAGTTGAGCTCGTGCAGAACAAGCTTGACATGCAGACCTTCATCTACATGAGCAACATGAGCAAGGCCGTCAAGCGCTCAGGCGAAATCTGGTTGAGCATGGCCAAGGATGTGCTGGTCGAAGAAGGTCGCAAGATGAAGTCCATTGGGCCACAAGGCGAGATGCAATCGGTCGAGTTGGCCAAGCCCATGGTCAATGAGAAGGGCGAGATTGAGACCGAGAACGACCTGTCTGAAGCCGAGTTCGACGTCAATGTGGATGTTGGTCCGTCGTCGTCCAGCAAGCGTGCTGCCACGGTCCGTGCTCTGACTGGCATGGCTTCACTGACCGATGACGCTGAGACCAAGCAGGTTCTTGGCGCCATGGCCATGATGAACATGGAAGGCGAGGGCATCACCGAGGTGCGTGACTACTTCCGCAAGAAGCTTCTTCGCATGGGAGTCGTCAAGCCCACAGAGGAAGAACAGCAAACCATGGCTGACGAGCAGGCCAACCAGCAGCCTGATCCGAATACCCAGTACCTGCAGGCAGCAGCCGATGAGGCCACGGCCAACGCCACTCAGGCCCGCGCCAAGACTATCCTCACGGTGGCTCAGGCTGACGAAACGAAGGCCCAAACCATGAAGATCTTGGCTGATGTGGATTCGTCAGAACAGCGCCAGGCCATGGAGGTCATTGAAAAGTTCGGTGGTTTGGGCCAAGTCCAACCTCAAAGGGCCGAAACTGTATCACAGAACGGCATTCCACTGTAAGATCCTTGGTTATGCGGTTTCCACCCAGCCGCTTTAATGGGTGAGTTTGAATGGGGTCATTGAAAATGAACAAAAAGGCAGACGGCCAAGCAGCAACAGACGATGAAGTGGTAACCTTGGAAGACGAAACTACGGTTGTGGACGGCGAGGGCGAAGACGGTAACACCGACGAAACCCAGTCCGATGACAACGAAGGTGAAGGCGCCCAGGAAACTGCCACCGAGTCCGACGATGTTGTGGTAACCATTGGTGAGGAAACGCCGCCCACCGAGGAAGAGGTTCAAGCGCCTGAATGGGTACGTGAACTGCGCAAGACTAACCGCGAGGACAAGCGTCGCATCCGTGAACTGGAAGAGAAGCTCAACGCCACAAAGACTGCTGAGACCAAGCCGGCAGCCCTAGGTAAGAAGCCCACACTCGAAGACCACGACTACGACACTGAGAAGTTCGAGCAAGCACTGACAGCCTGGTACGACCGGAAACGTGAAGCCGACCAAGCTGCTACCCAGGCCGAAGCCGCTCAGAAAGAGCAGCAGAAAGCTTGGCAGGCCAAACTGGACTCTTACGGCAAAGCGAAAACTGAGCTGAAGGTCAAGGACTTTGATGATGCCGAGGCAGTAGCCCAGGACGTCTTCAATGTCACGCAGCAAGGCATCGTGCTGCAAGGAGCTGAGAACCCTGCATTAGTCATCTACGCGCTGGGCAAGAACCCGAAGAAAGCGAAGGAAATCTCGACCATCAC